GACAATAGTGAATATAGATGCTGAAATATTTATAAGCGCACCTAAAATATCTTTTGCATCATTATAGGAAAAACTTTTGAACGAAAAATAGCTTATAACGCAGCACAAAACAACAGCAACAAAATTAATCGCCTGCTGTTTTGCAACTGTTATTATCAAACCTTCCGTTTCTGTCATATCAACCTTCCGCTATCTTTTTTGTGGATGCAGCTTCAGATTCTTTAATGGATGCTTCCTCAGCATATTTTACTTCACTAATCAAATCATCACGAATTTTGTTTATTTCATCTAGTAAAAAACGCGCTGAATAATGCTCAAACCCATCCGAATCTTGAAGAGGAAGTTTAGTCCTGGCAACATAGCTACTGAGCCAAACCGGATTAGCACGATCAGCCAGTAAAAAACCCACATCCCATTCAGACTCTTCACCTCTCATTGAGAAGAGATTTCTAAGCTCATCCGATGATGGTGCACCGTCAATTTTAACTTCAATTTTACGAGGTTGTTCCAAAACAGGCGGTGCCCCAATAAGTTTATTACGCTTCTCTTCACCTACCAGAGACGCTAAAGCTACACTTGTTAACTTCAACAATGGTTGCCTTGTGTCATTTTGGTTTATTACCGTTGTATCCTTTATCAATGTGTGTGTAATTTTATGCCTCAACCTTTCAAAGTTTTCCTCAGCGGCTTTAAGTTTTGTTTCTTCCAATACAAACTTGAAGATACAGTTTATCTCATTTTTACCATCTTTATATTGAAACTTAGTATTGTAGACATCCACACAACGACCAGGGGTCTTAGCTGATTCAAATGTACGCTTAGATTTCGTTCTTTTACCTAACTTACTATTATTATTTACATGCTGAATAAAGTATTGTGCAAAAAGATAAGTATCAGCGAAAGAATGGGGGAATCTAATTGATGCTATTTTATTCAGCTCAGGAATAATCCAGTAATAGCAGGGTTCACCCCAAATTATTTTATCCTCACCATGTTCTCTTCCCGCCCTACTCGTTCCTTTACTATCACCACTAACTTTAGAACCGACCTTAATACCATGTATTCCGTTACCGTTCCCCACTTCACGGTATAAAACAATTACTGCATCTTTAGTCTGGCTGTCTCTTACAAGACCTCGACTGTAAACTCGTGTACGCAGAGGTTGTTCTTCTTTATTCCATGGGAGAGTCTGCTCAAAATTTTTATCCTTGAGCCACCCTTCTAAATCGTCCAAAACCCCCATAAGATCGCCGAATTTATAATCAAGCTCTTCGGGTTTATTCTTTAAACGATAAAACCCACAAGCAGTAATATCAAAGAAGGTGATTGAGCCGTTGTCCACTAAAACTCCTTTTTGCCAAAGCAACACACGATACATTTTTCATGTATACCATCAGAATCCTCCCTAAACTTCAAGTTACTTATGATAATCAAGAAAGCTGTCGAATGTTGCTGCACAGGCCATAGTTTCAGGGGAACAAGGCATTCTTAAATCACTTTTCACTACCAGTTTCTAACGCCTTACGCGGCTCGTTGTTCAACCTTGCGGACGATAAAAACCAGTTTTATCGTCCGCAACGTTCGCTAATGTAACCAGCTGTCGTCCTCCCAGACCTGCTGCATTATTTCCATCACTCGCTTTTTATCTTCATCCAGTTTTAACCCGCTCAGCTCAGCGCCGTTGGCGCTGCCCTTGCGGATACGAATTGCTGTTTTGGGATACAGAGGGCGCAAATTACGGTAAAGCTCGGATTCAAGGGCGTCCAGTGTAGCCTGGCTAATCTTCTGCTCTTTATCGATCATTATTTCAATGCGCATACAGATTCCCCTCTAACTGGTTACGTCCATCGACCGGCAGTATTCATGGCTTCGGATTTTCGCCATCAGCTCGTCTGTCAGTTCGGACACCCACTGGATAGCCAGCCGCTTTTCTTCGTCGCTGCACTCACTAGCCGCTACAAGCTTGATAAAAAAATCAATGCGCTGGAGCTTCAACGACTCCAAAAAATAATCCTGCATTTTCCCTCCTATCACTACCTCGGACACACAATAACTGTATATATATCCACTGTTTATATTTACAGTATAGTAGAGGTTTGCGAATGTAAACCGTTTTTTATCTGTCAATTAGATCGCTCTGATGCGGATCAATAAGAGCAAGAATTGTTAAAGCTGCGGCATCAGTAGCACTGACGCCATTTGTCATCTTCCTGCAGACGGTGGTAGCGGTAAAAAATACGCAGCCCGGCACCTGACGGAATACTGCCGCCGCGCAGAAGCAGGTCAATCTCTGACTCGCTACCATCGAACCCTCTGGAACTCAGTTCTGCCTCAAGCTGCAGGCGCTGCTGATCCGAAATAGTCTGTTTATATGCTTTTTTCCGCTTCGGTTTTACCAGCCTTAACCTGGCTGTCAGCTCCCGCCGTTCCTTCTGGCCCATGCTGTGGAGATATTCCTGCAACTCCTTCTCATCCATGGTTTTTATATCGGGTAAATCACCCCCTGATTTGTTCATATTTTCAACAGGGGGACAGTTATTGCCACGAGTCCAAGGGGCGCAAGCGCCCTGGTCGGCTGCCGCCTCCTGAACGTCAACGGCCTTACGAACCTTTTTCCACTTCACCGCGTGCGTGCAAATCTTGCCCTCTGCAATAGGGGACCAGATGCCATAGATACGGATACCGTGATCGCCGTAGGCGCTCGGCTCGTCGTTAAGCTCATATGCCGTGCGGACAAGGTGATGTTTGCGCGGAACCAGTACACCGCCCTGCTTCATGATGTAGGTGGCAAAGCAGCCCGCATCAGCAGCCGCCAGTACCGCATCAAGACGCGGATTATCCAGTACCGGCGCGCCCGCTTTGCGCTCCCCCTGAACTCTCGCCGCCTGACCAGCCAGCAAGCGCAGCTCGCGGTATGCCTGACGCCCTGGAATACCAAAGAAACGAAATTGCTGGACACGGTGCAGTGACGCCCAGGCGCTGACATGCTCGGCGCTGTCACGCAGCGCTCTGCCAGTTTCTTTGCTGATTTCTTTAGCCAGCCCGCGCCCGTCGATGTTCTTGCTGATGTATTTGGCGATGTAGCTGGTCGGTGTACCCTTGCGCAGGTTGATTAGCTCGGACTTGAAGCGCGGCCCGGTGTTGGTGCCCAGCTCCTCACGGTCTTCACGGATGGCAAATTTGCGCAGCATCGCAGTGATGGAACGGCGGTCTTTTTTGCGCATGAAGCACAGAAGATGCCAGTGCACGGTGCCGTCATGGTGCGGCTCTGCCACGCGGACGCCATACCAGCGTAATCCCGCCTTGTGCATGGCCTTGCGGAAAGCGGCGAACGTATCAACCAGATAGTCACTGCTCTGCCGGACGGTAGCGCTGGTCCACTTCGGATTAGGCCTGCCGTTGTTGAGGGTTGCGTGGAAGCGTGACGGGCAGGTGATGGTATAGAACACTGCGCAGTCTCCGCGCATTTCCGCTATCAGCTCCAGTCCCTTAACACAGGCCATCATTTCATTACGGCGGTGTGCCGGGTTGCTGTTACTGGCGTTCACCACGTCTTCCATGTCCAGCGTGTCACCGTCTTCGTTGACCAGCTCATGCGAGCGGAAGAACTCCAGCGATTTGCGCCGCTGCTCGCGTTTGTGGATCACGGCTTCATAGCTGACATACGGGGACGCTTTTTTGTTGACCAGGCAGACGGCACGCAGCTGTTCCTCCCGCCATTCGCATCGCATCTGCCACAACTTGCCATACCACCAGTCCGCACACATCATGCGTAAAAGCGAAGCTGGAATCAGCTCATAAGGCACGGGCTTACGGCGGCGCTTCTTCCTGCGCAGCTTCTCAAATGCTGGCGGAATAACTTCAAGCCGCAAGACTTCTGCAGCCATCCTTTCCCATGCCTGGCGGATTTCTTCTGGTTTAACATCGTCGCTGACAAACAGATCACCGCAGGCCGTCTCAAGACACATACTCATATGTGCCGCAACCAGCGTGGAAAGGCGCTTGACCTGATCCTGATTCATTTCAGGCAGTATCAGCAGCCCCTCCAGCCCGTCATGACTCGCCATGAACCGGAAAGAGGCAGACACCTGACTGTCACGCACGCGCTCCAGCCGCTCAAGACACGGCCTGATTGTTTCGCGCAGGTAGCGGGAATAGGCTTTTGCTCTGCCCAGACTATGGAAATATTTAATCCGTTCCAGCAGAGGCTTGCTGATGTGGGACGGCATGGCGTTAACGTCAGCCAGAATGACCAGATCAGGATTAAAACGCTGCTGCTCGCGCGCCATTTTGGCATGACTAATCAGCCGGTCCTGCTCCATTTCGCGCTGGACAGGATCACGGGATTCATTGAAGAAATAGCGTTCCCAGACCTCATCACTCAGCGCCTCATGGCGCAGCTGCTCCTGCTCGTTATCCGCAGCGTAAAGAGCGATCAGGTTTGAAAGCGCAGACTCCGGCGCAACTTCCGCCGGGTCCAGATATGGGTTAACCGCTTTTTTAGGGTTATTCCATGAAAAGGCCACGGCGGCCTCATTCGAGCCGCCGGTGGTTGGTGCATAATGTAATGTGATTTTACTCACTGCCACGCCCGCGCCTCAGTTTCCACCGAGATATCTGGACCGGACGCCAAATCGACACCAAACCAGCCTGCTGATTTTGTGGCGATGATTTCTGCTGCAGATTTACTCTCACCGGCAGCCACACCCATGCTGCGCTTTGCAGTGATGCGATGGCGGGTAAAATTACGATAAAGCGAACGGGTCAGGGATGTGTCGCTGTTGGACACGATAACCGGATAACCTTCTGATGACCGGCGCTCAAGAATAGACGCCAGATGATACTGATCGTCCTCTGTAAAACCGGCAGTGTGATAACCGCTAAATGTGCCGTCGTATGGTGGATCACAATAAACAACATCTCCAGCCCGCAGCAGCGCTAGTGTTTCGTCATAGCTGGCACAGATAAACGTTGCGCGTTGAGCCTTTTTTGCGAAAGCGCGTATTTCATTTTCAGGAAAATACGGATTTTTATAATTACCATAAGGGAAATTAAAATGACCGCTCATGTTATAGCGGCACAGCCCACGATAACCATGACGATTGAGATAAAGGAAATATACTGCTTTCATGAAATCAGTAATTTCAGAGGAATGATTAAACTCATTCCTAATGTTGTAATAAGCAACTTCTCTATTCGCTATCGCAAAAATATTTTTTACGCGTGATATGAAAGCTTCACAATCAAGGGCAATTTTTTTATAGAGATTGATAAGATCGGGATTAATATCCGCAACAAGATAATGAGGATAGTCTGTCGCCATCATTACAGCGCATGAACCCTCGAAAGGTTCAACCAGTCGCGGGCCAGCAGGAAAGTGTTTTTTCAGTTCCGGCATGATGGCGGTTTTATTTCCCGCCCATTTCAGGATAGTGCTCATACAGCACCTCCGTTGTAATGTTTGCCTTTCAGCTCTGCTATTTCCTGACAAGTGACGCAGCACTGCACGCCCGGAATGGCGCGGCGGCGAGCTGGCGGGATCGGCGCATCGCAATCAATGCAGAGAACACGGGAAACGCCCGGCGCTTTATTGCGGGCGGTGTGGATGTGGCGCTGGCGTTCTTCTTCAACACGCTGCTGTACGAGGTCCATTGAATCAGCCATCAGTGGATCTCCTGCGCTTCGTTCTGAATTTTCACAGCTTCCTGACGCAGCAGCTCAGCCGCTTCCGTGTGGTTAAGCTGACGTGACACGATACGGGCAGCTAAAGAATCCAGACGTGCAGCAATCACATCTGCGCGTCCCCGGCGTTCTTCTTTGCGTGCCTCAGTCAGCAACAGATTGAGTCCAGCATCATCTGGTCCGGTTTTAGTGGTACGGGTTTCGATATTTCGCATAGTTGTTTCTCCTGAATTTGGGCAATAAGAAGCCCGGCGGGTTTACGCCATTAATTTCTGTTGTGGATTAATTCGGCATGGTTAGCCGTTTGGGAAATAAGCTCACCACTGCACGAAAATGATTCATTGCTTTCACCAGCTCCCGCTTTTCGTCAGTAGTCAGATCACTAATATTGACGCCGTGACGTTCTGCCGGAATTTTTGCCATATAAAAAATGGCTGCCAGTGCCCGCTCATTCTGTTTATTATTTACGTCGCGTGGATCGCGCATATCTTTAATAAACCTTTCAAGCTCCGGCTCAATATTCAGACCAAACACTTTAGCCCTCAATTCCGCAATATGGTTCAGTCCGTCCAGGCGTTCACCGGGGCTTAATGGAATAGTCGCCGTAGCGCCTTCAATAGCCATGATTTCCCCTGTTTGGTTGTGGACAGGTCAGCCAGCAGTTCATCCTGAGAGCGGCACGGGTGCCAGCGTTTGCCATCCTTCCCCATGATCCAGCCGTGACCGTAGTGCATTGCCTGGCTTTGCTTTATGAGAAGTGACGCGAAAGATGGTTTCTTAGTCAGCATAACCACCTCAGATCAGACCAAACGAAGCGCCGAGGCCCGTCACGGTATCCACCGCGCTTGCCATCGCCGGGTTGGCCTGCAAACGCGCCTGCATCGAAACGGCAGCCAGTGCCATCAGACGAGTAAAAGAGTTAATGCTGCTGATAACATCGCGGCGGCCTGCGGTGGTTTTCACATCGCCCGATACGGCACCGGCAGCAACACGTCCGATTTCAGCAGTAGCGCTCATGACGTAATGCGGCAGCTTCTCTTTAGCCACTTCGTTCATGGGTACGCATGGCAGACAGTGAATCTGAGCCAGAAAGCCATCAACCAGTGCGGAGTCCTCAGTAAGATCGGTAAGCAGCCAGATTTCCGACGGCGTGAGCTGATGCGGTTGCTCCGGGTTCAGTTTGTTACGCAGCGTCTGGACGTTCATTCCCGCACGTTCTGCCAGCTTCGCCATGTTGTGACGCAGCGCAAAAGCCCGGCAGGCTTCGTCAAAATGCGGATGTTTGGAAACACGATAATCAAACATGATCCCCCCTTCCCTTTGCCATAAAGTGAATTACGAACCAATAACAAGTTGAAAACGTGAATGACCCAGAGCTTTACGCATTTGCTCTTCTTTCCAACGTGCGTAGTAAATGCGGATGGGACCACCGGCTTTTTTACAACCTTTACGTATTGTGCGCGGTTCAATTGGCACGCAAGGATTATCACCAGTTGTCCAGCGATAGGCAGTACGCTCGGAGACACCTTCCAGCTCAGCAAACTGCTGCAGGGTAACGATGGGGGCTGGTACTTTGATGATTGCGATTTCAGAAGCCATGATGCATGATTCCCTATTTACTGTTTTAGACAATGTTGGCCTCTCATTCCCCAGTGTTTGCCAACATACACACCTCACTGATGAGCAATGTAATTAACTTTTGAGCATTGGTCAACATGGAAAACACTAATGAGCATAAACAAAAACACTTTTGAGCCTCTAACTATCCTTGACAGTATCATCTCTGTTTATGGCTTCACCCAAAAATTGCAGCTCGCAAATCACTTTGAAATGTCACCAAGTTCCCTGCAGAACCGATACACACGCGGCACCATCTCTTACGATCTAGCGGCGTTCTGCTCGCTTGAAACTGGTGCAAGTCTCAGGTGGATTCTGACCGGGGAGGGGGAACAATTCGAAACCAGCCCTTCAATCACTGATCCTAAAAAAATGGATCTTTATATTCTCAAGGAAGGTGTTCTTGAGAAAAATTCCATATTGAGCATTGACCCTAATATTTTGAGTACGCAGATATCAAAAGGGATTGCAGTTCGAGCAGAAGGAAAGTTGCATTTTGTTGATCAAGATTCCCCACATTCCGATGGCCTATGGTTGGTAGATATTGAAGGAGCAAACAGCATTCGCGAGTTAACCATTCTCCCCGGTAAGAAACTCCACGTTGCAGGTGGGAAAGTGCCCTTTGAATGCGGCTTTGATGAGATAAAACTGATTGGTCGTGTGGTGGGTATCTACAGTGAGGTTAACTGATGGCGATCCGTAAAAACCCTGCTGGCGGCTGGATTTGCGAGCTTTATCCGAACGGGGCAAAAGGCAAACGCATCAGAAAGAAATTCGCCACCAAAGGCGAGGCGCTGGCGTTTGAACAGTACACAGTACAAAACCCGTGGCAGGAAGAAAAGGAAGACAGACGCACGTTAAAAGACCTAATTGACTCATGGTATAGCGCTCACGGTATTACCCTCAAAGACGGTCTCAAACGCCAGTTAGCGATGCATCATGCTTTTGAGTGTATGGGCGAACCGCTCGCACGCGATTTCGATGCGCAGATGTTTTCCCGCTACCGGGAAAAGAGGCTAAAGGGTGAATATGCCCGTTCAAATAGGGTTAAAGAGGTATCGCATCGAACACTTAATCTTGAGCTGGCCTACTTTCGCGCAGTGTTCAATGAGCTTAATCGGCTTGGCGAATGGAAAGGAGAAAACCCGCTAAAAAATATGCGCCCTTTCCGCACTGAAGAAATGGAAATGGCTTGGCTAAATCAGGAGCAGATCACCGTACTGCTTGCTGAATGCCAGCGCCATGAAAATCAGGATTTGGTCAATGTGGTAAAAATTTGCCTTGCGACTGGCGCACGTTGGTCTGAAGCCGAACAATTAAAAAAAAGTCAGCTCACAAATTTCAACATCACTTATATCAACACGAAGGGCAAAAAAAACCGCACCGTCCCTATTAGCAAGGAGCTATTTAACACCCTACCAGATGACCGAGCAGGTCGGCTATTTAGTGATTGTTATGGCGCGTTTAGGTCTGCTCTTGAGAGAACAGGCATCGAATTACCGGCAGGGCAACTGACCCACGTTCTGCGTCACACCTTCGCCAGTCACTTTATGATGAATGGTGGTAATATTCTGGTCCTGCAACGAGTCCTCGGCCATACTGATATTAAAATGACGATGCGATATGCCCACTTTGCCCCTGACCATTTAGAAGATGCTGTTAAGCTAAACCCATTGGCGATGAGTGGCGATAAAGTGGCGGTAGAAATGGCGGATAATGGGTAATTAGTGGCAAACAATGACAACCTATGTCAATGATAAATAATGCAAACTATTGATTTTCGGTTGTTGCTGTATGAACTCATAATCGCTTGGTCGCTGGTTCAAGTCCAGCAGGGGCCACCAGATTTCCCCTTTAATATCAGTAGCATATCCATAATAAACCCTTGTAAAACTAGCTATTCTCTTCCGTTGTGTCGCAA